GTGGCGGACCCCCCAGGGAGGTTTGACCCCTCCCCCCCGGTGTCGACACGGCTGGTCGTGCCGGGCGAGTGGACGTTCAGGGACGTGTCGGTCGCGGCGCACTTCGATCAACACGTACAGGAGCAGTTGCCGTGGTACCGTCTGGCAACCGGCGTGGTGGCACACATAGCCCGCCACTACCTACCGGAGCAGGGCTTGATCTATGACGTCGGCGCGTCGACCGGCAACATAGGGCGGGCGCTAGAGACGACGATCGCGGCCAGGGACGCGCGGCTCGTCTCGATCGAGGCGTCGCCGGATATGGCAGCTCGATATGACGGGGTGCAACCGGAGAACCTCGTCGTCGAGCGGGCCGAGGCGTTCGCCTTCGAGCCGTACGACGTCGCCGTTGTCTTCCTGACGATGATGTTCATCCCGGTCGCGGAGCGGCTCGGCTTTCTTCAGCGGCTATTTGCCCAGGCTCGACCGGGTGGCGTTGTGATCGTCCTCGACAAGACGCAATCGGCGAACGGGTACGCGGCAACCGTTATGTGGCGGATGGCGCTCGCCGGCAAAGTCGCCACGGGTGTAGACCCGCTCGAAATCGTCCAGAAGGAGCTTAGCCTCGGCGGGGTTCAGCGTCCGTTTGATCCGGCAATGTTACGAACCGCGTCGAATTTATTCCCGGTCGAGTTTTTCCGCTTTGGTGAATTTGCCGGATGGTTCGTCGAAAGGTGAGTAGAACGAGAACGAAGCCGCAGCCGGAGCAAGATCAATGGCCGGCCGATAAGGTCGAGCGCCAGCCGATCGGGAACCTCCTGCCGTACGCTCGCAACGCACGGCAGCACTCGGACGCCCAGATCGCGCAGATCGCGGCCTCGATCAAAGAGTGGGGCTGGACGGTTCCGGTCTTGGTTGACGAACACAACACGTTGATCGCCGGACACGGTCGCATTCTTGCCGCATATCAACTCGGATTGCCGGACGTTCCGACAATAGTTGCGCGCGGATGGTCTGACGCCAAGGTCCGCGCCTATCGGATCGCCGACAATAAGCTCGCGCTCAATTCGTCCTGGGATGACGAGCTTCTATCTCTCGAGTTCGAGGACTTGATCGGCGGCTTCGACCTATCTCTAACCGGCTTCGCTCCGGTCGATATCGAGACGCTGATGCGCGGCGCCGAGCCACCTGGGGAGTTCAGTGAGTACGACAGCAATATCGCAACCGAACACGCCTGTCCTAAGTGCGGCTTCAAGTGGTCGGGCAAGGTCTCGTCGTCCCGTCACGCCGTACCGGATACCAACGATGGCGGAGATCGCGGAGATACCGCTGAACGGTAAGCGCGTCGTCTCGTTGTTCTCCGGTTGCGGCGGCTCGTCGCTAGGCTACCGCATGGCCGGGTATAAGGTCGTCTGGGCGAACGAGTTTATCCCTGCGGCTCGAGAGACGTACGCGGCGAACTTCCCGGATACGGTTATCGACGCCCGCGATATCCGGGATATTACCGGCGCGGATATCCTCGAGGCGACCGGCCTCGCGCTTGGTGAGCTCGATATCCTTGATGGATCGCCACCGTGCGCGAGCTTTAGCTCCGCCGGCAAGCGGGCCGAGCATTGGGGCAAGGTTAAGCGCTACTCCGACACCAAGCAACGGACCGACGACCTGTTCTTCGAGTATGCGAGGATCGTCGGCGAACTGAAGCCGAAGCGCTTTATCGCCGAGAACGTCTCCGGCCTTGTCCGCGGCGTCGGGAAGGGCGCCTTCCTCGAGATACTGGCCGCGCTAAAGGCGGTCGGCTACCGGGTGCAATGCCGTTTACTCGACGCGCAATGGCTCGGCGTCCCGCAGTCGCGGCAGCGCATCTTCTTCGTCGGTGTAAGAGACGACCTCGCCGGCGACCCCGGCTTCCCGAAGCCGCTGCCCTACCGCTACAGCGTCCGGGACGCGATACCGTGGCTCGACGGCGGCCTCGAGCATCCTAACGGCTGGAACCACCATGCGACGCAACCAGCGACCAAGCCGGCGACGACGATCCAGGCGACGCGGCCGGTTGCGGTCAAGATACGGCACGGCAATAAGGCGCCGTTCGAGCAGAAGGGGAAGCCGATCCGGATGGACCGGCCGATGCCGACCGTAATGGGCGGCGATACGCTCGGGCTGGCGCCGTATCAATTCGAGATCGAGCCGGACGCGAACGCCCAGGCGATCCGTCCGGTTGCGGTTATGACGCAGCACGGACCGCGTCCGCTCGACCGGCCGGCGCCGACTGTCCATACCCACGGGAACGCGCACACGCAGAGCGAGTTAACGCTAATCATCGAGCCGGAGGCCGATATAAGCCGCTACGCGATAGGTGAAGCCGCGGCGAGCCTAACCTCCGGCGAACAGTCCTCACGCTATTTCTCCCTGGTCCGCGCGCCGTTAAACGGGCCGTCTCCGACAATCACGGCGCCGGCCGGCCTAACGAGCGCGGCGACGGTTATCCATCCAACCGAGCGACGCCGGTTCTCGATCGCCGAGCTCCGGCGAATATGCGGCTTCCCGGACGACTTCATCCTGACCGGGACTTACGCGCAGCAATGGGAACGGCTCGGCCGCGCGGTCCCGCCGCCGATGATGGCGGCTTTAGCGGGGGCCCAACGGTAATGGGACGGACCGGCCGGCCGCACAAGCCGACGCATCTAAAGCTGGTGCAAGGCGATATCCACCACTCGCGACACAACAAGAAAGAGGCGAAGCCGAAGCCGATACTTCCGGAGCCGCCGCCGGAGCTCAGCGAGGACGCGCGCGCGCTTTGGGATAAGACCGCGCTCCGGCTCCACGCCTGCGGCCTGCTTACGGAGATCGACGGGACCGTTCTCGCCGCCTACTGCCAAGCCTACGGCCGATGGGCGCAGGCCGAACGCGGACTCGCCGATATGCGGCGGCTCGATCCGGTGACGTCCGGTCTGATGATCCGGACGAAGCAAGGAAACGTCATACAGAACCCGCTCGTCGGGACCGCCAACAAGGCAATGAACGACATGGTCCGGTTTGCGGTGGAGCTTGGTATGTCGCCGAGCGCGCGCAGCCGGGTGCAGGCGAATATCAACACGCCGACTGACGATGCCGAGCGTTTCTTCAGCTGATCCCGTAACCGCATATGCCCGCGGTGTCGTCGCGGGCAAGATAATGGCCGGCCCGCTTGTCCGCGCCGCGGCGAAGCGGCATCTCGACGATCTCGATCATGGCGCCGATCGCGGTCTCTACTGGGACCGGCGGTCGGCGCTCCGCATTATCGACTTCTTCGCCGAAGCGCTCCGGCTACCGGACGGCGATCAAGTCGGTAGTCCGTTCCGGCTCCAGCCGTGGCAAGCGTTCGTCGCCGGCTCGCTATTCGGCTGGAAGCGCGGCAAGGACGGACCGCGGCGTTTCAAGACGGGCTACGTCGAGACCGGCAAGGGGAGCGGCAAGTCGCCGCTCGGCGCCGGGATCGGCCTCTATATGCTGACCGCGGACGGTGAAGGCGGCGCCGAGTGCTACGCCGCGGCAGTTACACGCGATCAAGCGAAGATACCCTTCCGGGACGCGGTCAGGATGACGGAGGCGTCGCCGCACCTCTCGAAGCGGCTACAGAAAAGCGGCCAGCGCGACGTGTTCAATCTCGCCTATCTCGACTTCGGCTCATACTTCCGGCCGATCAGTTCCGAGGGCCGCGGCCTCGATGGCAAACGTGTCCATTTTGCGCTGATCGACGAGGTCCACGAACACCCGACCGACGTCGTCGTCGAAAAGATCACGGCCGGGATGAAGGGCCGCCGGCAACCGATGATCCTCGAGATTACGAACTCCGGCGTCGACCGTACGACGATCTGCTACCAGCACCACGAATACAGCGAGCGCGTCGTTACCGGACAGGTCGTCGATGACGAGTGGTTCGCCTATGTCTGCGCGCTCGATGAAGGCGACGATCCGTTCTTCGACGAGGGTTGCTGGCTGAAGGCGAACCCGTCGCTCGGGGTGACGATCAAGCTCGAGTATCTCCGGAAGCAGGTCCGGGAAGCGCGCGGGATGCCGGCGAAGGCGTCGCTCGTTCGTCGCCTCAATTTCTGCCAGTGGGTCGACGCCGCGAACCCCGCGATCGACGGCGAGCTCTGGCGGAGCTGCGAAGCGGACTTCGACGAGGAAGACCTCTACGGCCGGGTTTGTGTCGGTGGTCTCGATCTATCCGGGACCCGCGACCTGACTGCTCTAGCACGCGTCTACGAGCCGGACGACGACGGGATCGTCTATGCGGTCGTCGAGCTCTGGACGCCGGCCGATACGCTTGTCGATCGCTCGGCCCGCGACCGGGTGCCGATGGCGCAATGGGTCGATGAGGGCTTCATCACGGCGACGCCGGGCCGGAGCGTCAACTACCAGTTTGTCGCGCAACGCCTGCTCGAACTCTCGATCGAGCGCGACCTCCGCCGCGTCGCCTACGATCCCTACCGGATCACCTACCTCGAGCGCGACCTACAGGAGATCGGCGTCGAGATCGAGCTCGTCCAGCACGGTCAAGGCTACGGCAAGTCGAGCGAGAGCGGCTTGTGGATGCCGCGAAGTGTCGAGCTGCTCGAGGAGCTCGTCGCCTCCGGCAAGCTCCGCGTCCTGCGTAACCCGGCGCTGACCTACGCCGCGGCGAGCGCGGTCCACGTCGCCGACGCCAAGGGCAACCGGATTTATGACAAGCGAAGGTCTACCGGGAAGATCGACGCGCTCGTGGCGCTCGCCGAGGCGGTCGGCCTGCTGCTGACCGAAGGCGATCCGGAATTTAACGTCCTGGCGGCGGTCGCGTGAGGAAGCTCGAACTACCGCATCCGCCGCCTTCGGGCGCGTGGTGGAAAGAAGCCCGCGAGGCGCTCGCCAATTACAGCACCGTCGAGATCGAGGACTTCCTCCGTGCCAAGATCGCCGAGGACGTAAAGCGGAACCTTTACGAACTGGCCGAGGGGCCTTGTGACGAAACCAACCCGGCCGCGGTAAGGGTCCGGGATTGGGCGCGCGCCGAGTATCGCCTCCGGTACTCTCCACCAAGGTAGGCAAAGCGATGTCTCTGGTCTGCAAGACCGCGACCGGCAAGGTCAGCGGAAGAAGTCTTACCTATGTCCTCTCCGACGCGACGCTCGACCGTTACGGCGACATCATCGAGCCGGACGGCTGGGAGCTCGATAACTTCCGGCTACACCCTGTCGCGTTGTTCAATCACAACCCGAACGCCGTCATCGGCAAGTGGGCGAACGTCCGCATCGAACCCAAGCCGGGATCGAATCGCGGCGATCGGCTCGTCGGTGACTTGGAGCCGGCGCCACCCGGCACGACGGAGTTCGCCGACGATATCCGGCGGCTGATCGAGGCCGATCTCCTGCCGGCGTCGAGCGTCGGCTTCCGCGCCCTCGAGAGCGAGCCGTTAGACCCGAAAGACCCCTGGGGCGGTACGCGCTACACCCGCCAGGAATTGCTCGAGACCTCGATCGTCAGCGTACCGGCGAACCCGGCGGCGCTTCAGGTCGCGAAGTCAATGAACATTTCACGTGAAACAATCGCGGTCGTCTTCGGCGAGCAAGCCGACACGAGACGCCGCGCGGTTGCACTCCCCGGCGAGCACGCCGCCTTACCACCCCCGACGAGGGGAACCCCGATGACTATCGCCCAGCAAATACAGGATACACAAACACGCTTAAACGCCTCGCGAGACGCGCTGACGGAGTTTCTAACGCAAGAGGTCCAAGACCCGGTCCAGCGCGACGCGATGTCGAACGATATCCTCGCGGTCGAGGCCGAGCTCCGCTCGCTCGAAATTGCCGAAAAGGCGCTCGCGCCGCGGGTACCGGCGCAGCAGTTGGCAGCAACGACGATCACGGCGCCGAATATCAATCGTCGACCGCTCGGCTTGCCGGCGACGCAGCGAACGCATCTCGACTTTTACCTCGGGATGCTCGCGGTCCGCGCGCGCGCCGCGGCGACCCGACAGCCGATCGAGGAAGTCCTTCGCCATTATTATCCGGAGGACGAAGGCACCGCGATTGTCACCCGCGCCGCGATAGCGGGAGCGACGACGACCGGCGCCGGCTGGGCGGCTGACCTTGTGGTGCTAGCACAAGGCGAGTTCGTGAATTTACTCTACCCGAACTCGGTCTTCCCGAAGCTGTCGGCGATGGGAACCGCGCTAAATTTCGGCCCGAACGCGGGTGCGATTAAAATCCCGTCGCGTACCGCCTCGCCGTCGATCGGCGGGACGTTTATCGGCGAGGCGCAGCCGATCCCGGTGCACCGTTTCGGGACTACGTCGATCACGTTAAATCCCCACAAGGTCGGCGGGATCAGTGTCTATAGCCGTGAAATCGCCAACTACAGCAACCCGGCGATCGAGGCGCTAATCCGTGACAGCGTCGTCAACGACACCAGCATAAACGTCGACGCCGTCTTGCTCGACAACGTCGCGGTGTCGGCGGCGCGGCCGGCGGGACTGACGAACGGCGTTGTCGCGCTTACCGCTACGGCGGGCGGCGGGTATGCGGCTTTCCTCGGCGACCTCAACAAGCTGACGGCGCCGTTTTATGCTGCCAACGCCGGCAGAAAGCTCGCGCTGTTAATGAACCCGTCGCAACGTCAGCAACTCGTCTTCGCACCGGGCCCGGCCGGCGCACCGTTTGGCTGGGCGGCGCAGTTCGAGGAAATGTTCACCGTCGTTTCCTCGACCTCGATCGCAGCCGGCAGCGCCTACATGGTCGACGCCGTCGACTTTGTCAGCGTCGCGGACGCGCCGGAGTTCGTCGTCAGCGAGGAAGCAACCCTCCACATGGAGGACACGACACCGCTGAATATCGGGACCGCCGGCACCCCGCCGGTCGTTGCCGCTCCGGTGCAGTCGATGTTCCAGACGAACCAGATCGCCATCCGCATGACCGCCAATATCAGTTGGGCCATGAGGCGCGCGGGTATGGTGCAGTTCATCGCTACCGGCATCAACTGGGGGCCGTAAGGACATTCTAAGGGGCGGGGCTTCGGCTCCGCCCGTCACTAACGAAGGGAACCGGGAAATGTCGACACCGACACAAGCCGAAGCCGACGCTCACTTGCTCCGCGCGATCGGGGCGCAACCGGAACACATGCCACCGACCGTCGTCGACATCCCGCACGTTACCGGCGCCGGGACGGTCGGCTCGACGCTCAATTGCACTATGGGCAACTGGGAGGGCGAGCCGACGAGCTACACTTACGAATGGCAGGCCGATACGACGAACGTCCTCGGCTCGGGCGACACCTACGTCGTCGACGAGGTCGCGGTCGGTCACGAGGTCGTCTGCGTCGTTACCGCGACGAACCCGTACGGCTCGAGCAAGGCGCCGCCGTCCAATGCGGTAGCGATTACCGCGACGGCGGCACGGGAAGCCGGCGAGCGCTCCGGACCGCCGCGGGAGCGCGAGCGCGAGCGGAACGCGAGCCGATGATGCCGGCGGCTAACAAGCCGGCGCCGAAGAAGAAGAAGCCGGCGAAGGCGAAGCCCAAGGCGAAGCCGTCGACGACGGTCCGGCGCGACATGCAGCCGGAAGACCGCGGCCAGGGCTATAAGACCCGATGATGTGGTGGCGTCGCCGGAAGACTAGCCGCTTGCTGCCACCTCTACCGGACAGCCCGCGCATCATCACTACTAGTCGCGCCTTGACCAAAGAGGAACTGGAAGTATTCCGCGAGCGGTGGAACGAGCAAACGGCGCAGCCCGCCAAGCGCTCACTTGTCCGGTCTTGGTATAAGTAATGGCATTCTCGCTCGCGTCCGTCTTGCCGTGGCGTAGGCGGGCGCTCGAAGGGCAATGGCGGCCGGGTCCCTACAACCTCACGAACGGCTGGCTACCGGCCGGAAGCGGCTGGAACTGGTGGCAGACCGGCGCCAAC